GGTGAAGAATCGTATCGAGTCTCAACAAGAGATCGACTACGACACCTTTGGTGTGTATGTCGGAAACCGTGCTGTTATTAAAAAGGGATAATTAACTATGGCTACTACAGCAGTTGCAGAAAAAGCGAATACAAGTCTGGCACCAGAAGGCTTGATGGATATCTTTGAAGAAAACGCTGGTGCGGGTTTTGAAAAGATCGGTCAGGAGCAAATGCAGATTCCGTTTGTGCGGATACTGCAAGCCCTCTCGCCGCAGCTTAATAAAGAAAAGCCTGAGTATATTAAAGGTGCGTCACAGGGTGATATCTTCAACACTGTGACGGGCGAGATCTACTCTGAAGATACAGGTGTGGTTGTCATTCCTGTGGCTTTTGAGATGAAGTATCTTGAGTTTACCCCACGCTCTGCGGGTGGTGGACTCGTGAGGGAACTGGAGTATAACGATCCAGATCTTTCTAATACTACTCGTGAAGGCGCGGCTGAAATCCTACCTTCAGGTAACGAACTTGTGCGTTGTCACCAGCATTTAGTGATGGTTTACAACGAAGAAACAGGGGATTATGATCCTGCTGTTTTGGATATGAAGAAGACTCAGTTGAAAGTCTCCAAGAAATGGAACTCGCAACGCACGGCCTGCCGAGCCGTGGGTAAGAACGGTCCGTTCATCCTACCTATCTATGGTACTGCGTGGCGGATAACGACTGTGTCCGAGAGTAACGATCAGGGAACGTGGTACAACTTTAAGGTTGCCCGTGAGACTGATGTTTCCAAGATGGGTCAGGCTATGCTTGCAGCCAAAGAGATGGCTGAGAGCTTCAAAAAAGGAGAGATTAAAACGGCTGCGGGTACATCCGATGAGATGGCCCAAGCAACTAAGGCTGCTGACGTACCGTTTTAACCAGTTGGGGTGTCACTTGGGCTTGCCGGAGCCTTTGTCAGAGGTGGCACCCCTTCCTTTTTGGAGATTGCTATGACCCTTGCGGAAAGGTTCATGGCGGCGTTTGCTGGTTTTGACGCTGCACATGGACGTACAGATATATCAGAAGAACGAAGAGCCGGGAAAACTAAAGCCAAGTCATACGTTGTTCGTAAACCGTTGACTGTGGAACTCGTGCAAGAACATCTCGACGGCAAGACTGGCGTCGGGTCCATACCTATTAATAAAGATAACAAGTGCAAGTTTGGTGCGCTTGATATCGATGTGTATCCATTAGATCACTCTGCTCTCATCAAGCAGTTATCAGAAAACAATGTACCGTGTATCGTGTGCCGTTCTAAATCGGGCGGCGCTCACATATTCTTTTTCTTTAAGGAGTGGTTCAGTGCAGGACAATTCAGAGACAAAGCTGCGGAGATTGCTGCTATGCTTGGGCATGGCAAGTGTGAAATCTTCCCGAAGCAAGAACAGGTTTTGGTCGAGCGTGGTGATGTTGGGAACTTTATTAACCTTCCGTACTTTCATTCGGAACAGACGCTCCGCCCAGCGGTTCTTCCGGACGGGGACGGGGCGACACTAGAACAGTTCCTCGACATGGTCGATGAAATTAGCGTCGATCCAAACGAATTTATGAAGCTGCCAATTGGTGGTGAGGTTAACCTATACCCTGACTACATACCTTGTGTCCGCTCCAAGCTGATGCTTGGCGTGGGTGAGGGTGAGCGCAACAAGTTTGCATTCCAGTTAGGTATCTTCCTCAAGAAGTATGATGAAGTGAACTGGAAGACTTTGCTTGAAGAACACAATGCCAAGGACTTCAAGCCGCCGCTTCCTGCGTCAGAAATCGTGACGATACAGAACCAAGTCGAGAAGAAAGAATGGGGCTACCTGTGCAGTGAAGAGCCGATGGCTTCGTACTGCAACAAGAACATATGTCGCACCCTGAAGCATGGGATCGGGGGCGGTGGAACATTGCCCACTATCAGTGGCCTATCGGTTGTGATGTCAGAGCCGCGCCTATGGTTCTTGGACATTGATGGCAGGCGACTGGAGCTTGATACCGATGAGCTACAGAATCCGCGCCTGTTCCAGCGGTCATGCATGGAGCAGCTAAACTTTATGCCTGAACGCGCCAAGGATGCCGACTGGCAGGTGTTGATCAACAACCTGATGGACAACTGCAACCAGATTGAAGTGCCAGAAGAACTGACATACAAAGGCCAGTTCCTTGACCTGCTTGAGTCATATTGTACCGGACGGGTGCAGGCTCAGACAGTCGAAGAGATCATGTTAGGCAAGCCCTACACTGACGCGGAAGAACAGGTGACTTTCTTTAGGCTGGATTCGTTGATGGAATTCCTGCGGCAGAAGAAGTTCGACAGCTACACTAGAGCACAGATCCAAGAGCGCATCAAAGAGATGAACGAAGGTGACGACTCACATGGTGTGAAGCGGTTCAAAACATCAAGCGGCAAGTGGAAGTCGGTTCGTGTGTGGTGGGTGCCTGAGTTTGCGGCAGAGGTGGAAACACCCGACGTGGTAATACAAAAGTCAGAGGTGCCGTTCTAATGGAAACAACAATTTTTGGACCACCGGGAACGGGCAAAACAACAAAGCTGATAAGCATTGTCAAGGAGTCTATAGCTAACGGCATGGACCCCAGCCGCATAGCTTTCATGTCCTTTAGTAAGAAGGCAGCGGAAGAAGCTAAGACACGAGCAATCGCAGAACTTAATGTAGATCATAAAGATCTAGTCTGGTTTCGCACACTGCACTCGCTGGCCTTTAGCTGGTTGGGTATGCGTTCACAAGATGTGTTCAAGGGAAGGGACTATCATGAACTTGGCAGTCTGGTTGGGCTAGACTTTCGTGCCAACGCATCGAACAACATGTCAGAAGGTGTGCTGTTCACCCCCGGCGCTGGCGGGGATAAGTACCTATCCCTGATCCAGATGGCTAGGGTTCGTGAGGTAAGCATCGAACAGCAGTTTAGTGACACGGCTGACCGCAGCTTGCACTATCAACAGCTTCGCGTATTGGACAAAGCCTATCGGGAATTTAAGCAAGAGCTTCGCAAGCGTGACTTTGTTGACATGATCGAAGACTTTATCAAGCAGGGCACAAGCCCACATTTTGATCTGTTGATTATTGACGAAGCGCAGGATCTAGCACCGCTTCAATGGCGCATGGTCAAGGAAGTGTTGGTGCCTAACTCAAAGAAAGTGTACTACGCTGGTGACGATGACCAATGCATCTATTCATGGATGGGGGTCCGTGTATCGGACTTCTTGAACGCCAGTGATCATAAGATAATCTTGGATAAATCCTACCGTGTACCGTTGTCCGTGCACCAGTTTTCTGACGACTTGGTCAACCGTGTTGCGATCAGACAAAATAAAGTTTGGCAACCCACCGAAAGGCAGGGGAACCTGTCATGGCACCGTGATATAATGGAGCTAGACTTAGAGAGTGGTGAATGGTTAATCCTAGCACGGACAAACTACATTGCGAATAAGATCTCCACCCGCCTCAAGGAAGATGGTTATCTCTTCTGGCGAGAGGGGGCTGGATGGTCCCTATCTCAAAATGTTTTAAACGGCATTGAGGTATGGTTAAAATTATGCAAAGGCTTGTCCTTATCAGCAGCAGAACTGAAGAACTTCTCGAAGATACTAAGCGGAAATGTTATTTCCAAATCTGGACGCAAGCTCCTAGAATCATTAGACCCAGAACACACATATACTCTGGACGACATCAAAGACAAATGCCAGTTGAACGCGACATCGGAGTCGCCGTGGATGAGTGTGTTGAAAGTGTCGGACAAGGAGATCGCCTACATTACGTCGGTACGTCGGCGGGGGGAGCGATTACTATCTGGCAGTCCGAGGATTCGGATATCGACGATACACAAAGCCAAAGGTGGCGAGGCGGATAACGTCGCCCTTTTTCTAGACTCTACAAAAGCATGCACAGAAAACCTTGACCAAGATAGTGAGGTCAGGGTTTTCTATGTTGGTGCCACGCGCACAAAAAAACACCTTCATTTAATCGAATCAACAGGACAATACGGATTTGCAGTATGACAAAAAATAGAAAAGATTTTCTTGATGAAGCAGAAAAACTAATCAATGGACCAAGGGCAAAAGAATATGGGCCAGCAAAGATGAATCATCAGCGTATTGCTGACATATGGACAATCCTTTTAAAGAATAAACTTGATGCGGATATTACTCCGCAAGAGGTAGTTGCCTGCATGGTTGGCGTAAAGCTGGCGCGGCTGGCAGAAGATATTACCAAAGACGATTCTTGGGTAGACATCATCGGATATGCAGCACTGGGTGGGGAGATTATAAATGACGCTAGTTAAAGAAGCAGAAAAATATTTTTACAAGGCCGATGGTTTCGATGAAGCTGTCATTGGCATTGCCGAAAGATGTGGCTCAGAACAAGTCATTGCATACGACGCTGAGAAGTGCCTAGACATTCTAATGGCTCAAGGCATGGAAGAGCATGAAGCTATTGACTACTTCAACTACAACGTAGCTGGAGCGTATGTAGGCGACAGAACCCCCGTATTTATTTTTAAACATTCAATAGAAGACATAGAGACCTATTATGAGTGATTCATATCAATATCATTTGTTGGCGCAAGACCTCAAAGATGTGGCTTGGGGAAAAACAGATAGTGACTGGTCACCACCTGCTTCTCTGCCTGACCTAACACAGTACGACAGGATAGCTGTTGACCTTGAAACAAGAGACCCAAACCTGACCAAACTTGGGCCGGGGTGGTGCCGCAAGGACGGGTATATCATCGGGATAGCTGTGGCAGCAGGGGATAGCTCTTGGTATCTGCCAATCAAACACGATGCAGGCAACCTGCCGCGTTCATCTGTGATGGCGTGGATGAAGAAGATGATGGCTACACCCAACATCGAAAAGGTAATGCACAATGCGTTGTACGATCTTGGGTGGCTCCGAGCAGAGGGCATAGAAGTTCAGGGCAAGATCATTGATACAATGGTTGCAGCGCCGCTGCTAAATGAAAACCGCCGCTGGTATAACTTGGATTCACTGGCCCGTGATTATCTGTCTGAGCGCAAGGATGAGAAGATACTACGCTCGGCTGCTGAAGAATTTGGTGTCAATGCCAAAAGTGATATGTATCGTTTGCCGTCCAGATATGTTGGTCCCTACGCAGAGCAGGATGCTGCTGTTACTCTCCGGCTGTGGGATCGGTTACGCACAGACTTGGTAAAGGATGAATGCACATCCATCTTTGAGCTAGAGTCAAGTCTGGTTCCTGTACTACTTGACATGAAAACACGCGGGGTTCGCGTGGACATGGACAGGGCAGAGCAGGTGAAGAAGGAGCTATCGGGGCGTGAGCAGGCTCTACTTAAAGAAGTAAAGGAAGAGACCGGGATCGCCATTGAGCCGTGGGTTGCGACATCTATTGCAAAAGCCTTCGACTCTGTCGGGATCAAGTACGCGACAACACCAAACACGGGAGCGCCATCTTTTACCAAACAGTTTCTTGCGAACCACGAGCATCCCCTCGCCAAAAAGATTGTGAAAATTCGTGAACTGAACAAAGCCAACACGACATTTGTTGAAACAATTCTTGAACATTCGCATAACGGACGTATTCATTGTGATTTCAATGCCCTTCGTTCTGATGATGGCGGCACTGTAACAGGCCGCTTTTCTTCAAGCAACCCAAACCTGCAACAGATCCCGGCTCGTGACCCAGAGATCAAGAAGATGATTCGTGGCCTGTTTATACCAGAGGATGGTTGCAAGTGGGGATCGTTTGACTATGCCTCTCAAGAGCCTCGTTGGCTAGCCCACTACTGTGCCACCTTGACAGGGGTAGATCGCCACCCACAGATTGACGATGTTGTTAAAATGTACCACGAGGGAGACGCTGACTTCCACCAGATGGTGGCTGACATGGCAGAGATCCCTCGTAAGGAAGCCAAGACTGTGAACCTTGGCATTATGTACGGCATGGGCAAGAAGAAGTTAGCTAATGTGCTTGACATCACAGAGGATGAGGCAACGTCACTACTCAATAAATACTATGAGCGTGTTCCTTTCGTCAAAGGTCTGGCTGACATGACATCTAGATATGCGTCAGAGCGCGGTGTTATCAGAACATGGCTAGGAAGAAAGTGTCGTTTTGACATGTGGGAGCCAGTATCATACACTTACAATAAGCCGCTGCCCATGGAACAAGCCATAAAAGAATATGGTGGTAAGGGTCGGATCCGCAGAGCCTTTACATACAAAGCCCTGAACAGGCTGATTCAGGGGTCTAGCGCGGACCAAACTAAGAAAGCCATGACTGATTGTTACAGCGAAGGGCTGTGCCCCATGCTTACTGTTCATGATGAACTTTGCTTTAACATTGAGTCACAAGATCAGGCTGACCGCGTAGTCGAAATCATGTCTACTTGTGTACCTGATTTAAAGGTTCCGTTTGATGTCGATGCGGAGCTAGGTAACAACTGGGGTGAAGTGGGATGAAAAAATATGTTCGAGGCAATGGTACTGGTTTGCCTATCTGGTAACCTAGATAATTGTTTTGCGGCTGATGACACACGCGGCCCATACAAGACTATTCATGAGTGTGTTGACAGAACCACTGAGATGGCAGCGCAATTACTTACGATAAATAAAAACCACATTGTGATGGGTGTGCGGTGTGATCCAGTTCAGCGTTCCGGAACTGGGGCCTGACAGGTTTCACCCTGACAACAATCATCAATCACAGCTTTACAGTAGTGACATTGCCCGTGTCCGTGCACTTGAACCACTTTTAGGGGTGATTGACAGCGCGGACAGCGATTCTCAGGGACTTGAGGGTGTAATGATACGGTCATCTTAAACGAGCTCGACGAGAATTGATGTTTTTATTTAATGTTTTCAGTGATTTGCTAAATCACGAATTCGCTTGACCAAACGCTTTGCGCGGTTCGGAACCTGATCATGCCACCTAGAATCAACCATTTCATCGGCGGCGCGGTGCCAATCCCTTTCGTCTATACCAGCCTTCATGCCTTTAAACTTAGACAGGCGTGGGTAGCCGAGGTTGAAGCACATGTTGGCTATGACCAACTGAGCCTCTTCTGGTAGTTCATCAAAATCGTCATATAGTCTGTGGCAATCTTCGATGGTTACGAGGATGTCCAGATCAAATGCCTGCCGCACCCGTTCTTCTGATACAGATGTGCCGACTGGTTGACCATGTTCCGGATCAGCATCTTTGATTAAATGACCGATTCCAAAAGTTGGCAGGCCAAGATGGTCCAAATATATTTCGTACTTGCAGCCTTCATCGTCTGCAAGCTCTTCGCGTAACTGATTTTTGTTCATGCTATTCTCCGCTGCCTTGCAGCTAATGCTTGAGCTAACGCCTGATCTCTTGGGTCAGGGTTGACTATAGGATTTAATGCGCTTGGTGTAACAGCCTGCGGAGCCATGGATTGTGGACCGGGAGCCGGGGGCTGTGGTGCAGAAACTGGCTGTGACTGCATCATAAATGTGTCAGCGTTTATTTGTGGCGCTTGTTCTTGCACCCTACTTCCTAGAGACGGTGCAGCTTCAAACGCATCTGCTGGTGTTTCCTCTGGGAAGTCTGGATCAATAGATATGTTTTTAAGATCAGCTTCCAATATACCCAACAGACCGTAAGGAATCTCGTGGCCTTTTTCTTGACCTTCTTCCAACTTGACCTTGTTAGGTGAGTATGGAATATACCTACCGTTCATGATTGCGCGTATTTCTTCTTTACCCAAACGCTCCTTACGCAAGATATCTTCAAGCTCATTTCTTGAAATACCTAAATTTTCTAGAGCACGGGCCTGAACTGCGAAGTCCCTGAACACACGCAGTCTTGCCTCATTGGCTGCGAGATATCCTCTTACATAGGCATCTTCGTCTGCAAATTCCATGTTTACCACATCATTAAATAATGTAGCTGCTTGAGAGCGGCGCTCTTTAAATTCATTTGCTTTAAACTTAGCGACACGTCTTGAATCGACAGTCTGTGTTTGCAAGCCTGACAATGCGCGGAATATTTCAGATGGCGCAGAGTATGTTCTTCCTGTGCTTGGCTCAACTTCACTGACCCCAAACTCAGTTTTTGAAAACAAGCTGCGTGGCAAACGTGATAATTCTATTTCAGAAAAGTCTGCGCCCACAGGTGCGCGGAAAGGCGTGATGTTGGCTGGACCCATTTGGTTTAGAAGATGAACCAATGACCGTTCAATCTTTTTACCCATCGGCTCAATCTCACGGTACACTTTTGCACCTGTCACTGTTTCACCACCCCGGCCCACTATTGGAAGACCTTTAGGTAACACGTCGTTCAATGCACCGAATGCAATAGACTCAGTCGTAAATGGATCTGCGAAATCTTTAAATGCAGCCCACGACGCGGCGGCAAACTTTGCAGGGCCGTCTTTGGACAGCTTATTACTTTCATCTAGACTGTTAAGAATAGCCTCTGCTGGGCGGATCAGCATGTCGTATGGGTTAAAGTGACTGTAATCCATAACCACGAGATCACCATTTTCATCTCGGCCCATAGGTATGAAGGTGGCGTTTCTTTGATATGGCGCTGCTAACACATTAACAGATTCCATCTCTTCTTCGCTGACACCAGCAAGGGTCATAGCCGTGTCTCTTATAATAGGCCCTGCCACATAGAATGTAGACAAAGAAGACATCAGGCGGCGCATGCCTATCTCACGGATAGCTGCATCATCACTGCTCAATTCTTTCATTGATGTCTCAAGCGTATTGAACCCTGTACGCATGATCTCAGCAGGGAATGCGATAAAGTTACCAAATGGCATGCCGCGTATATCTTTAATAATCTGTGGCACAAGTTCGTAGTTTGGAACAAGGTTACGAACATTGTCGGCAGCTTTATTTTTAATAGCCTCTTCCACAGTCGCAGCTTCTTCGTCGCCTAAAAACTTCTTAAATCTGTTGGTGGCGGTATCAACACGGAACTGATAATCTCTGTCATTCATTCTGCCGCGATTGCTACGGATGTCATCTATAATATTTGTATAGGCTTCCCTCAGTTTTGAGGCCTCGAACTCATAATTGTATATCTTCCATACATCGTCACCTGCGCGATATAAATCTGCGGCCTTGCCCATGAACTGCATGAACATGTTGCGGCGATTCAATCTCTCAAGAGACGAACCACTAAGTCTCGGCCCTGTTTCCGCCACATCAGAGACTAAAGCATGCTCACCTAAAACGGCATTGTTCCGTGGATCGGTGCCCTTGCGTAAGTTATCTTGAATCTCTCTAAGCTCGGCGCTGCTGCCAATAACACCGCGCCGCTGTAGGTCAACCAGATAATCAAGACCCTGATCTGTAAGTTCATAGTCCGCTGTAAGGAGATTGCGATTTATTAAGTCACGAAGAACAATGTCCACGGACTGCCCGAGGCTGGCCCCCGCTCCAACATTACCTTGAGCCGCAGCAAACAAAGAAGCTGATGTGAAGTTCCTGACCTGTGTAATAGGTGACAAAATTGTCTTGTTGAACTGTGTGATGCCTTTTAGCTTCAACATACCAGCGTATACGTTGCGGAGAATATTTGTTAAACCATATTCATCGTCAACAACAGTCCTAGAAAGTGACCGCCACATAGCATCTGGAATAGCTATGTTGTGCATAGCACCAAAAGCGCTTTCGGCTTGGCCCGGATCTTTCTTGATCATATTGCCGCCCGGATCTGTGCGCCCGATAATGTGATAGCCTTTTGTTCTTAGGTCAGCCATCACGGTTTCTTCTGCATTGTCAATTGCCTGCTGCAACTGGCGAAGTCTACCTTCTGACGCGCCTTGTGCTGCCGCCGCATCAAGCTCCAACTGTAGCTGTTCTTTGCGTTCTGCTACACGATCCATGACGTTAATGTAACGTGCGTTACGTTTAGGGCCTATATCTGCGATTGTAGCCGCTGGGTTTTGCTGTCTTAATTCAGCCAAGGCAAGACGCTCGGACTCAGAGGCAAACTCCTCACCGTACCTGCCTGTTCTTTCTATGGCCTGTGCAATATCGTTGTCTGCAATCTGGCGCAGTCTTGTGTAGAATGAATCGTTTGCGATAAATGTGGACAGGTCTGACACTGTGGAAATGTATGCCTCAGTTGGGTTTTTTGTCTGCCCAAGAATCTCTTTAAGTACAGGACTCTCAACCTTACGCCTGTTTAAAAGCTGTGTGTTCAACTTACGTCTTGCTACCCGACCCATAAAGTTGCCACGTTTGCCCATGCCTGACGGTGTCTTTTGAAGAACAAGACGAATGTACTCGCGCATCTGACGCTCTGTTATTGTGTTTAAGGTCTGTTCGTCTGTTATCTTTAGTGCGTTGTCGTCCATCAGTGTTTCTTTGATGTGGTTAAACACTGTGCGGTCCTGAGTTCCACCGTTCATGCTGCGGATCAAATCAAATATCTCACGCTCACGAGCAGACCCCGCAGCTATTTCGTAGGCTGGGTTTTCATAAGCAGCATAACGCTGGCGTAGATACCCACCAGCTTCAATATTTTCTCTAATGACCTGCATCAACTGCTGACGGCTTTGCTTCCCCGGTGCGGCTGTCTCAGGCAGCGCTCGTACTGCACCTGTGTCTAGAAGCTTTTCGGACAGGTCATCAATGACTTTTCTTGCAGACCTGTACGCGGCGTACAGTTCATCTGGCAAGCCATCCGGACGACGACCTGTTTCAAGAACATCCATAAAACCGTTTAGCAAAGACTGCTTTGTAATACTGGTTTGCTGGCGTACCTCTGGTGTATTTAAATATGCATCAATCTTTTTTTCTATGTTTTTTAATTTTCTTTCGGCGATTTTAACATCGCCTTCAACAGCAGCATTGATTAAAGAGTTTATGTTTGCAGCTTGTGGGTCAAGAAATCCACGATATCTAAGATTGGCGAACAGTCCGCCAAGCATTCTATCTATTGCGCCTAGTTCTACTTTGTCAAGTATTCTGGTCTCTTGCTTTAATATTTGTTTGGTGGCTGCGTTTATTGCGGCCCTTGCAGCAGGGATAGCTCCCACGGTAGCAATGTCCGCTACAGTTGTACCACGCGCTCTTTCAACAAGCCGCTGTGGCAAATACTGCGACAAAGGAATTTCAAATCCCCTACGAGATAAAAAATCTGACGCTGTCTGGATAGGCCTGTTAGCTCCTACTTTTGACAAGCCTTTAAATACCGCGCCAAGAACAGGTGGCAGTACAACCGTTCCGATCCCTGCTTCTGTTGCTAGAAGCATACGATCTAGAAGCTTCATTGAAATTCCTTCGTATGCAGACTCCCCAACAACCTTTTCTGGGGAACGGTCAGGGCCGAGTTCAAAGAAGTCATGCAAGCCTTGAGTGTCGTCGGTAGACACAACAAAATCAACGGCACCAGCAGCAGCAGCCTGCTGTCCAACAAGTGTAAGTTTTTGTCTTCTTGTCAGATTAGACTTACCCTTTCGTGCTATATCGATAAGTTTTTTGCGACCAAGACGTGTGGTCTTTTCCATTGCACCCGCACCCTTGATGCCGGGTAAAACAAATTGTGTGCCTATTTCTGCAATCTCACCAGCTAATGTTTCTGGTTTTAAGTTGAGATATTCTCTGGCCTCTTCAAACGCATCAGTAACTGTATCTGTTATAGGTGTGCTTGAAACAGGCGGAATCATTTCGCCTTCTTTAACTTTGTCTTGAGTAGCAGCGGCTATGAGCGGGTTGCCCATGCCGTACTTTAAATCAGAGTACATACCGAAAAGCTCAAGTGTGCCTTGAATAGCTTTGGTCGCACCGCTAGCCCCACCAACAAAAATGTCACCCAATAAGTCTCGACCACTTGTTTCTTTTACGTCAAGGGGGACAGTTGGGGTACGATCAACAGACTCATCAATTGCTTCATTGCCGCTAGTACCTGTAGTGTTAGCGGTAATGCGTCTGTCTTCAAGGATAGCTTGAATTTTTGAAGTTGCCTGTTCGGCTGAAAGATCTTCGTTAAACTCGAAGACCTCTCCGCCGTATTTCCACTTAGCCATTTAAAAACCTATTCTACTGGTTGAGCCAAGGTAGCATTTGGTCTGGCGAATTCTATAAAGGCCGTTTGTCCTTGTAATGCTTTTTGAGCTTCACGATCTAACCCGCCAGCAGGCACTTCTATTTTTGCGCCGTTTCTATCATAGAATGTGATACCAGCCGTTACACTGTTTTGTATAACATAGTCGATCATTTCTTTGGATGAACTTTGTGCGCCGTATGCTCTGGCGTAAGGTATAAGTACAGCAGGGCGATCTTTTGGATCAGACGGCAGATTAGCCTTGCCTATTTGGATGGCTGCGTTTTTAGCTATGCTGCCTGCGGAATCACCCAAATGTCCAAAGTCAAGCATGTCTACAACACCTGAATCTGAAGCGACATTAGCAGACTGCATTAGGTCTGTGATTTTTGTAGCGCCCTTGCCTGCTAGGTATGATTCATAAATACCTCTACCATCTTCAGTCATTGTCATACTGTCCGGATTAGCAAAGTCTATAGCATCAAATCCTTCTGCTGGTTTGATATAATCACCCGCCGCTAGCTCACGAAGAATATCTGGGGTCTGCGCTGCCAAGGTAGCTTTTAGTGTTTGATCAAATTTATTTTTATCAAACGCAAGCTTTTCCCAGTCCATGTTTGCCTTGTTCATCTCAGTTATGAACGTGTTTTCTAACGTAGCAAATTTTTCTTCTTGCGCTAACTTTAACTGCATCATTTGCAGTTCTTCGCCGCGCATAGCCTGCGCTGCCGTAGCCAAGGCTTGTGCCTTTTGAATTCTGTTAGCACGTTTCATAAGGTCAAGGTCACGATCATCTTTCAAAAGCGTCAGCTTCATAGCAGCTACCTGCCTGTTATCTTCACGCTCTTGATCAGTAATCTTTGAAATATCCTTGCCGTAGCTTTCCAACCCAAACGACAAACCTCTAGCAAGATTGGTGATTGTGTTTTCACTCTCACCTGCTGCTGTAGCAAGACCAGCCTTCATTAAAGACATCCAGAACGCTGTCTTGCGATCTTCGTCAGCAGTTTCTTTAATGCCTTTCTTATCGAAGCCGAGTGCCTCAAGTGCTGCATCTTCGTAGTCTGCCAAAGAATAATCACTGAATGCTTTAGGCTCTTCATCCATCGCGGCGAACAAATCATCATATGCTTGATTAACAGACTTACCTGCAATCAAGATATCATCTTTTGTGGGTGCCCCTCTCATAATTCTTTCGGTAGACGCACGAAGGGTGTTGATATTACTTCTTAGGTCTTCGCCTAGTTTTTTAGTACGATCTGCACCAAGAGCACTACTGTTTGATTCGTTTATTTCGTCGCCCGTAGTTTTCTTTTTCTTTTCTTTCAAATCTGCATTTGAAGCAGCCAACAGTGCAGCTTCTAGCTCATCTGGAGATTGAGACATAAGCGCAGCATCTGTTTCTGTTATTTTAGGGTCTCTTCTAGTAAGAGGCGCTGGTGGGCGGGTGCCTGTTGTACCATAGAACTCAAGGTCAGGCCCAGTGACTCCAGCCATAGGATCGCCTATAGATGTCCGCACTGCGCGTACTGGATTAGGCCCTGTCGTCATAAAAGGATTTTGATTTCCGTAGATAGCAGGATTCTGTAGTACATTAACCGAGCCGCCAGTCTGGAAACCCGGCAGTGGACCTTGGTTCATGTTCCGTCGTGCAGCTTCGATCATCTCAGGTGACGACGCCAAAATACCCATAGGTTGACGTGACATACCGGGCTGCTGTAGCCGGAACAATCTGCGCTGTAACGGGTTCATGATACCCCCTAACCAAACATTTTACTAAAGCCGCCAGCCTGACCGACTGCGCCAAGACCTGCCACACCAAGACCAAGCAACTGTGATGTTGTGCTTGGCGGTGGTGTTGTTGAGGTCTGATATGTGGACTGCAATGCTGGAACACCACGGAAGATGTCTGACATAAAACCAACCTGCTGGAATGGCAAAGCCTGCTGTGCCAGCAAGTTGCGCCGTGCTACATCTAGCTCTGCCTGTGACTGCTGCTGTGTCATGCCGCCGAGGCCAAGCAGTGTGTTGATGTCCTGAGTACCAAGCTGCTGACCCAACTGTCCGAGGCCCGAGAACAAAGCTGAACGCTGACCTGCCAGTTGTTGCGCTTGACTGAAACCCGACTCTCGAAGCTGGGCTGCTGTACGCGCCTGCTGTTCCAGCGTACCACGGGCCAGTTCACCAGAGGCTACGGCTGCACGGGAACCACCAAAGGCCCCTGCGCCAGTGGCCTGACCAGCCAGTTGGTTTTGCTGCATAGCACCACCACGAGCAATATCTTTCATAGACTGATCAATCACGTCCTGTGTAAAAGGACTCATAAACTGCTGGTAGCCCTCTGGTGCTGCCAGTGCTGCGGCTGCCTGCATATAAGGCTGATAAGCACCAATACCCTGCAAGCCCATTTGTACGGCTTGCTGTTGTTCTGCGGATAGACCAGCTAGCTGTTCTGGTGCGTAAGGCTGTGACACACCCTGTAGTGCCTGTGCCGACGCAAAAATATCTTTCAGGAACTCTTCCTGAAAGGGCGCTAGTCTTTGTACCTGTGTTACGGTTTGTGAACTCATTATGCCATACTCTCTAACTCAGCCATCATATCATACATTCGTGCTGCTCCGATATCCCTATCTCCATTTCCTGCACCACGAACTGCTTTAGCTGTTAATACAAATTCACCGTCGGATAGTCTGGCTGGCACAGAGTCAGAGGTCCCTGTTCCGGGGCCCGTGACTTCACCACCCATTTCATACTTGAAGCTCTTTTCCCGAAGCTGTAACAACTCATTATTGTACGCTTCGACTTCGTCTTCGTTTGCAAGGTTATAAGTCGTTCCGGTAATCGGACCTTTAACCTTGGTTTCGTAGGGGCGACCTGCCCGTGTTTCTTGATATGGGGTAGCTTCGTCTTCTTCTTCCATGCCGCCTGCCAGCATACCAAGAGCGCCAATACCAAGCCCTGCTGAAAGAAGCTTGTTTTCAGCTATAAAGTCACCGATTCCACCAAGAACACTAGACCCCGCAGCAGCGCCTTCAGTCCCAACAAGCCCTTGAGCCATACCGGGGTCAACAGAGGCAGATGCTATGTTTGCTTTTTGAGTTGCGGCGGCGGCGGTGTTCGCGGCTGCGCTCTGTTGTGCTGCCGCCGTGGGACCATAACCCATACCTGCGCCTAGGCTACCAATACCATAACCCATAGCAGCGTAACCTAAAGATTCTTCAACACTGCGACCACTAGCAAGACCACCGAGACCAGAACCAATAGCCGCGCCTGTTGGGCCTCCAACCATAAAACCGATGGTTCCACCAATAATTGGCGCGGCCTTTTTGATTGTCTTGCCGATGTCGTTAAAAATACCCATTATGCTACCTTTACAGTCCCTGCATCATTATACAGTGCTCCCGTCTCAAGTCCAGTGGCGCTTGTAGGCAGGTCCGTTAATGTTATTTTTGTGCCGCGCAACTCACCGGGGTTGCGTTCTTGTTCCATAAACACTTCCAATGCCCGTATTAAGTCCTGCATATGCTGCTGTGAATACTCTTGCGGGGCTTCAGGCAGTCTTGGCGCTGGGATCTGAACACTAGCCATCAGCGCCTACCATCTTGCCGGATGTCCACACGAGGGCTACCTAGCTTCCACTTTGATTCTAGTGCATTAGAGTCTACACGAATTGCGAAAGAACGTCCACGGATACGCAAGTCAAGCTGGTTCGTAAACTCCTCTACCGGACTAACAGATGTCCGGCTGGTAATACCAGAGGCGGTGCTACCAAAATCCTCACCCGGAAAGTTACGCGCCTTGATAGTAAAGGTAGCCTGCGGCGAACTAATGGCTGTTGAACCACGGAACGTCAGGTCAGGAATTACCCGGCGTATGTATGTAAAGTGGTCTCCATCACCTATGTCCATAGCCGCAGATTCAACATACGAGTCCATAGGCTGACCGTCGGCATCATACCCAAACTCGTGGTTGTATAAGTACCCGCTCTGAGCAGCAATCGGAAAGTCTCTTGTGCCACGGTCCAGCCACGCTGTTCTTTCAATCGTGCCGTAGTACCAAATTTTTTCGATGTAGTTGTAGACAACATATCTATCGTTTTCAGTTGATGCGGCAGAAGGGTACAGCCAAAAGACTTCACCAAACTCACTGTTCACCGCACCGTACACCTTGTCAAATTCAGCCAAATTGATGTCTGCAAACACCTTGTCCTTCACAGTACAAGGTAGCTGTGCCGTCTGACCAGCATAGACGTAGAAGTTATCCAGCCCCATCCAGAACACAAAGTCTTCTGTAGCCACAGCAGCATTCGGGCCAATAATTGTAATGTTGTTGGCAAGCTGTTGCAGGCCAAATGTGAACGGTGGCCCGATGAACCGTAGTGAAGTGAGCGCCGTGTCCGTCCACACCAAGATCTCACGCTTTGTTTCGATGGCTCGTACAAACGTGGACCCCGAACCAAGGCGCAAGTCACCCGCAGTGTTGGTTGCAGATGGATACCAGTCCAGCGGATCTTCTTGATCCGAGAACCGAATAAGCAGCGGATCTTGAACACCGTCACCCTGTGTGCCAGAGGGGCTGGCATTGATCCCATCACACCCAAACGCAAGAACGTGGCGGTCACGGTCAGAAACCATTACCTGTTTACATGCCGTAGGCACGGATGTTTTGGTACCGGACAACGTAGATAGCTCCACGGCTCTTGCACCTGCACCACCTGACTTGTCCCAGTAGTAGATAAACGAGTCGCGTGGATTTATAAGCAAATCTTCGCCAAAGTTATCATGTGACCAGAGACGTATTTGCGTTGTGGTAGACAATGACGATGGCATGCCCCATCCGTATGTAGCCTCAGTAACCGCATCGCCGCTACTGTGTGTAGAAGCTGTAGTACCAAATAAGCCGCGTGTTGCGCCCGTTAGGTTAGGTGAGGAAACACCAGTGTACTGAATTATTTCTCCGTTAATAACAACGTATCCTGATGTTGGAAAACCAGCGACGCTTGTTAATGGTATAGTTGCAGCGCCAGCAGTTATGTTTGCAGATAGGGTTGTCGCTGCTGGCGTATGACCAGAAGCACCACCGTATGAACCTGCGCCCCAGCCTGTACCACCAACTGTTGTGTTCAAACCAACATTGATTTGGTATTCACCCACAACTTCGCTAGTTGTTGTGGCTACAGTAATTGTGAGATCATTAGTTGGGCTTGCCCCACCAAGACTTGTGCCGGGAATAGTAATTGTATCGCCAACTAAATATCCTTCCCCGCCATCAGTAACAGTAACTGTTGAGTAAGATACAGAAGCTGTAGTTCTTGCGGGTATGACAACTGTAAATTGAGCACCTGTTCCGCTACCACTTGTGGCGGACTGAGTAACAGCGGTATATGTTGTAGCGTCTAGTTTAGCTACATCTGCAACTAAATCAGACGCATCTTCAGCAGGGGTTCCTCCAAAGTAAACGTCATTTACACGGATTTGATCTCCTATTTGGTATCCAGTGCCTTGTGATGAAATATTTCCTGTTCTTTTGACACTTGTGTAAACATTACTAGAAGTAGTGACAAAGGCATTAAAACTTGTACCTGTTGAAGGAGATTCGGCGGTGGCTGTTCCGCTGCCGCTAGGATAACCCGCTACTCCTGTAAGGTTGGTAAAAGCAGCAGTGTCGTTATCAGGGATTTGTCCAACGCTTGTACCTGTACCTAAAAAGGTAACGGTATCAACAACCCTGCCACCGTTTAATGTATCACCACCAATAGACGCAACGGTAATTGTTAAATCATTAGCTGTAGTCGCGCCACCTAGTTGAGTGCCAAGTATAGTAATCGTGTCGGTAGCCGCGTAACCAATTCCAATCGCGGTAATAGCGTCAACAGTGTAGTTACCAGCGCCATCCGAGCTAATAGTAAATTCAGCACCTGTTCCAGAACCGCTAGTTGCGTCCTGTGTGATACCAGTAAACGTAGCTGTGCCTGTTGATGTTCCAGATACTGTAGTTGTTTTTACCCCAGTTGTACTGGCTGTAACACTCACTGTAATTTCATAAGTATCTGCATCAATAACGCGAGTTATTTGATGTTCTTGATTTAATATAGCTGCCGTGACATTACCACCTAAAGAACCTGCATTTGTATAAATTACAAAATCATTCTGCTGACAGCCGTGGCTTGTGTCAGTAACGGTTATAATAGAACTATTATTTGTGGCGGCAAAGGTAACATCCCCAGCCGCAGTAGTTTCGCGAATGGGTGTGATGTCGTTAAAAGACGTACCTTCTTCGATGTAGTATTTAAGGTGCGTTCCAACACCTAGATAGTTTGAACCATCAAGAGCAATCCAGTTATGAAGCGCACGAGCCGCACCTTGATAAGTCGCATCAGAAAACTTTTGCCAGCCACCAATTTTTTCGGGGTAGCCTAGACGAAACCTGATTTTGTCACCGTCACGCCAGCCGCCTTCATTCGAGTATGAAGTAATATCTCGGTTGATGCCGGGGCGAAACTGTAGCTTTGTCAATGGCATTATATAATACCTGTCCTAGAGTAAACACCTGTGTAACTAGTAAAGTCTATACCAGCAGTAACAGTGCCGTCAGTATCTTTGGTTATACCCGCTCCATTAAAAGCAAAGTAATCAGGGGAATACGGGTTTCCGTTTACAGATGCTGCATAAGTAGCAGTACCTGATGTAGTAGGTGGGACATAGCCACCTATAAACGGAGTTTTTGGTCCACCACCACCGGGCATTCCGGCTCTTACGTTATTTTCAGACTCGCCACTAATTGTAATTAAAGTGTTTTCAGTAACGTATCCATTAAAATACATAGAGCTACCATCACCCGTTATGTCGGGTGAGTTTTCAGCGCTTCCCCAAGACTTTGTCATCGTAGAAGGGATACCTGAGATTTGCCACCTAGTGTCGCTTCGACCCCTTGAATCTTCTCTATAAGAACTATAACAGCGGAAGCTATACCAACGTCCGGGGCGTAGAGTTAAAACATGATAACCAGACCCCATTACTTGCTCCGTAGCAACAGCCCCACCACCTGACCCACCAGATATTTGTGAGTCGTTAAACGTAACTTCTGAAACACCATACTCAGTTTGACTATTAGATGAATTAGTCCCTTGATAGCTATTAGAAGTACCACGGAAAATCCTGTCATCATCGGGCGCTAAAGATATTGTGCCAACTCGTGACTGAGATGAAGACCAAGTTGGAAAGCTTGTAGTGTTGTTACTGCAAGTAACAGTAAGACCGTTGCTAGAAATGCTTGTCACTGTGAACAAAGTACGCATCCAGTCGCCTTGGTCGTCCTCGGGGCCTCGAAAACCAATACGAAACACATTATTAGGTGGCGTGGTAGACAAGGTCCCATTTGTTCCAGCCCCAGCGGTTACATCAGATGCAAACGTGAATACCGCATTTGTTGCTTTAGTGGCTGCGGTGATTGTAGGCAAAATACCCGTGTCTGTGCTATTTTTAAAACTACCAAACACATCCATACTGTAGCTTCTAGAAACACTAGAGGCAGTAGGATTCCCAGACCCATCTAACTCACCCGCAGAAATAGTACCAGACCCTAAAAGCTTTAGCACCGTAGAATCTGTGTCTGCGTAAGTAATGGCATCTGAAGCATTGTTGGCTTCTATAAAATAAGAACCAACATCAAACTCAAGGTTTTTGTGGTTATTGCTGTTGGGAAAGTTTATGTTACCTGTGATGCTGTTACCCAAAGACCATCTTTGAATAGGTAGCTTATAGCGAGGACCAGCAGCGGTCTCGACATTACCGGATGCAGTAATTTCATATTTACTTACACCTTTGGCGACAAGAAACATACTATCGCTCCTTTAAGTGATGGTTTCGCTAGAACCAATAAGAAGCGGTGGCATCCCAGATACCGCTAGCAATTTTAGCATCACTACCAAGACTTACACCAAGTGCGCCAACACCCCAAGACAGGGTCATAGTGCCAATACTTACAATGTTAATTGTTTGCCCATCGTACTGACCTGCGCCGATAGATACGGTACCCGTACCTGAGTGCTTAACAAATGTTGTAAACGCTGTTGCGGACAAAGTAACAGAATCTGTTCCAGACTTTGTTTGAACGTCTTGCTCAATTTTTGCCTGAGTTACTGCATCGTCCTCTATAATTGATGTTGTTACTGCATCTGCCACAAGCTGCGCCGTATCGACCTGACCTGCACCTACAGCACCTGCTGGGGGCTTAATTTCAAATACATCAGCGCCAGCGCCAGCGCCATTAGCATATATAATAGCTTGTTCACCATTAGCTACAGTTACGTTTGCGCCGGAACCCTGCGAAAACACAGCATTCTCACCAGAGGTATTATTAACAAAATAAAGTTTGTCTTGGTCATTTGGGCTAATTGTAATTGTGCATGTACCAGTTGGGCTTCCACCTAAGACCAAAACTCTATAGTGACCATCAGACAAAGAACCGTCAGATGTAGACAAGGTGTGCGTTGTGCCTGCAAGAGTAATGGCCCCGACACCATTTAAGCTGCGGTCAATAAGATCGAAGTTTGTATTGGTTGTAGTACCCCAACTACCGGACTGTTCACCCGGTCCCGGTTTTTCAATACCTGTATTATCTGTATAGGTAGACGCCATTTAAACCACCTTTTGTGTCCATATTTCGATTGTACCACCAGCGTTAATTTCTGTCCACGTCCCGCCTGTTGGTACAATTTGCACCCACGTTTCAGGGGGTGAGTTATTTGGTGAACCCGCCCAGTCGTCCCAATACAAGCGACCATCGGCTGATTGTATAAACACAGCGACAACATCTCCACCAAGTGTTTTAACAAAACCACCTGATGCTATTTGTTGGAACAGATGTATGATGTCCACTGTGGCTAACTGCACTATACCGCCATTAGTGCTTTGCGTAAAGTTTGTCGATTGATCGGAAAGACCTATTAAAATCATGTTTGGAGCGGCGCTTTGAGTAAAGTTAGCAGACTGCTCTGATACGCCCGTAGCAAAGCGAACTGCATCAGCTTCTTGTGTAAAGTTAGCAGACTGCTCGGACACGCCGTTGAACACCGTAAGCGGGGTAGTTGTCTGATCGAAGCTTGTTACACTTGCTGACACACCTGTGGCAAACCGTGTAGGCACCGTGGTCTGTGTAAAGATGGTTGAGGATTCCATCAACCCGACAAGAATGCCAACACCGATAGATGTTTTTGTTGCAATGGCCTCGATTTCTGAAGCACCGTCCAGTGTCAGGTTGCCTGCATTTGATTTAGTGAAGTTAGCAGACGCGGTTTCAGATGCAGAGAGCAAGACCCCCTGATCCGATATAGCCTTTTCTGATATGGC